AGCTTGTTCATCATAGGAACCAACTCATCCTTCCTCACAAAATCTTTGTGAAGCGTGGTTTCTATGCCGTCTAAACGGGTATCCATCGAGTCAAACCGCTTACTAATGTAAGCAAAAGCTCCGCCACCTATACCACTGACGCCAAGGAATAGAGATAGGACGAAGGACGGGTCCATGTTAAATCTTGTACTTTGACCTAATTTTTTGCATGTTCTTTTTGATCTGAGTACCAGCAGGAGTGTTATCCATGCCGTAGCGGTACAGGCGATCTTGAATCTGATCCTCGCTCATGCGGTAACCGGGAGAACCTGCAACTTGTACAGACCCGCGCATTTTGTAGCCTTTCTTTTTCATTTTTTAGGGACACAATTGGGTACAGGCTTACCGCCTTTCTTTTTCATACCAACCATTTCATAACCCTTCCAACACGGGCCTTTTTTACCTTTTTTAGCCATTTTTAGTTTTGTACCCTTTCTTCATACTACAGTCACTACATTTTTTAGATCCAGATTTTTTAGGTTTCTTTGACCCAGTTTTTTCCGTAATATCCAGGCATGGTAATTAAGTCAAAAGGTTGAGACAATTTTTAGACGTATGTAACTTAAATTTTTCATGAATCCGTAATCTGTCTCGATGGTTTTCTGGTCGAGCAAAAAACGGATCCGCGTACAAAACGTCTACAGCTTCATTATATTGCTTGCAAGTCATCTCCCAATCTGTGTGATTGTTAATAAAAAGAAGACTAGCAAGCAACATTAGTTTCATTGGTCTAACTCGGGCCAAGGAGTAAGGTACGGTTTAGGATTGACAACCATAGTGTCAGTATCTTGATCATAAACCTGTGTAGGAGCCTTCATAAGGGCTTCTAGCTCTTCAGTAGTAGTTACAGAGGTAATCTCTACTTCACGAGCGTTACAGACGGTTCTAACGGCTGCTCGGTAAGTGCTGACATCAGCAGGGACATCAACACCAGTTTCAGCTTTGCGAGTAACGTACCAATCGGTGTTAGAAAGCATTTGACCGGCAACGGTCTTCTGCTCTTTTGCAAAGTTGGTTTTCAATCCTGTGTACTCATTGCCATCGTCATCGGTGCCATCAGCAACAGGGCGCGGATTGCCTGCGCTGTAGTAATACCGAGAATCAAACGGTGCAGGGTCAGGCTTGTAAGTAATGCCAACTCGCGCTTTATCTTCGTTAGAAGAAAGTTTGAGCCAATTAGACGGGTATTGAGTCCCGTTCTTGTCAGTAAAAGATCGTCCTTGCCGCAGTTTGCGGCCATCAAGCATGTAAGGCATGGTGTTTAACGTGCGGTTGCGGGTGGAGCGTTTTCGCCCCCGAATGGATTTTCAGCAAAGGCCATGTAGACAAAGGTATGGCTAGATTTATTTAACTGATTTGAATTATCTCGACACTTAAAACCATTTGACAAGATGTCAATAACCCTATTAGTTTGCTCAGCTGCAGTTTCATTAGCAGTCAAAAAATTAGTTGATGGATTGTTAGGATTTCGCGCTGTGTCGTACATCATCCATTCATAAGCTGCGTCGATGTTTTTAATCATAACGAAAGCTGGTCTAAATCCTGTATAAATAAATGGACCATCAACATTACCGTTGCCTTCGTACGAACCAAATTTTGAAAACCCTTCCACAGAGTGCCAGCAGTAGGCAATCATATCGTTAGAGCCGTTTGTTTGTATGGCATCGCCTACTGAGAATACGCTAGAAGTTGGCGCCGTGTCATTCCAGCGGTCAACTGCATCAGCAATTCCATCGTTGGTATTGAGAGCCATATATTTATCTTCAGGAGCCGTAGCGTCTACATACTTATGATAAACAGCCCAATCTGCCGAGCTGTCTCTGTTTTTAACTAATATCCATTCAGGCGGAGAACTTAAACCGTGGCCAATGGTTGCTCCAAGAGTGCTGTTACCAGTGTAAGAAACAATACTAAACCCAGCATCAGTGTTAGCGCTGACACTAGAAGCAATGGAAGGTGTGCTTGCTGTAATAGAGTTCACGGCAATGTTTGTAGCAGTGCCACCTGCTTTCCAGCACCAAGGCAACATAGCTGTCATTTTGTTGATAAAGTTGTTCGCTTTGAGCGCTTAAAGTAAAACCATTAGTCGCAAAAGCAAAATTAGTGATGTCAGTTTTGCCGCCGCTGCTCCGAGGCTCCAAATATTGACCCGCCCCACGGTTTGAATCAATAATAACGCCCTCAGTTGCCCCGTTTGTCATCTTGATCCAGACCATATCTGGGCTGCCATCAAAATCTAACTCGCCAGTCCCGTTGTTACCGCCGCTTCCATTGATAGTAATTGGGAAAGATGGACTAGCAGGGACTGTGTAAGTTAACACACCAAAATGTTTATTGCCTTTTTTAATCGTTGGCTCAGGCAGGTTGTTAATTTGCAAATTACCTGTATCTGTTAAACCAGACGGGCGATATACAAAAGGTCGTTGTCCATAATTAACCTTTTCATTTGACAAAATAGGTGTAGCAAAAAAGCTGAGGGGTTGATTAGCTAAATTAACTTGAAGGTTTGTATTTAATTGAGCAAAAGTGTATGTGCCTTGGTCAGTGCCTTCGCCATAAAATGTAACCTCCTCATTGTCAATGTTTACGCGCATTGCCATTATGAAGTCTGTAAAAGTCACCGAAGGTGACAAGGACATAGCGCTCACGCCGCTGATTCCGCTGAAAACGGTGTTTGGTCCAAACCAAATAGCAGGAGTGCCATTACCCCTTGGATCACCCAACGGATAATTAACATCATCACCAGGCACAATGCCAAAGTTGGTATTACCATTGCTGCCATCAAATTCAAAGTACCAGTCGCCAGAAGTAACATTACGAATAGTGGCTGGCACGTTTGGTGTACTGCCGACTGATGAAGAAGTAGCGTGTAAATTTGCCTCGCTAAGTGTTCCCGCAGATGGGCTTAAAGGATTTAACGTCGCATAGTTACTCGTTGGAGTATCGTTGTAATCAACGTCGTTTTCGATGTTATGTACAAGGATTGTGCCGTCTACTTCAATGGCAAACAAAGTCGCACCCGCTGCGGGAGACGGTGTACCTTGAATTGCAATGTTTGTTATTTGAGTTTCACTGCCAATAGGGATGGTTTGCCAAGTAGTAGTGCCAGTTGAAGTAAAGCTGCTGTTTGAACCATTTAACCAAACCTGATTAACGTAAGCACCTTCAGCCCAAATGCGTAAACCGGTTGACATTGGAATGGCAGAAGATGGTCTAAATATGATCCAAGAACCTGCACCGCTTGTATAAATACGAGTTGATGTACTGCCATCAAACGCATTCGTGAAAGCATTGGTAAAAGTTGAAGCAGTGCTGCTTGTGTTGGGTGTAGCGCTTGCTCCAGTGTTTACATGATCGGTAAAAATTGTGCCTGCATAGGATGCAATATTAGCGGTGTCAAAACCACTTGCGGTGAAGTCATTGGCGCTTGCATGAGTACCGCCTGTGGGCGCCGTATCATCACCAAGCCCAGCGCTGGAATCAAAAACAAGGCGATTGCCGAGAGCGCCATATTGGTTAGATGTCAAATCGCTTAAAGATTTAGGCACCCAAACGCCATCATCATTAGTTCGACCAAAACTATCTGGACCAAGGCTGGTGCCAAAAAGCATGTTCCACTCTGCTAAATAACCATCCCAATAATTGTTTACATAACTACTATCCGCGTATCTGCCAATCTGCATTGGCGAAGTTGCTCCATAAGAAGTTCTGGCGCTTGTAGCTATAGAAGTGCTCGAATGTTCACTGCCATTTACATAGACTTTGACAAATTGATTAGCAGCATCAAACCTGTAAACGATGTGATACCAAGCAGAAAAATCTCTTAGCTTTTGCGTTCTAAACGCTGTAAAACTTGAAGTATCTTGAAATCTTATACTCGCTTCATCGCTTGCCATATCGTAGCTAATGTTTCCCGAAGCACTACCAGCAGTGCCGCTAGAAAATATAAAGCGGCTATATCCAGAGGGAATACTGCCAAGTTTTACCCAAAAAGAAATAGTTAAAGCTGCAGTTGTAGAAGATGTTGTAATAGTTTTTGACAACATACCGCCATTGCCACTGCCGCTTATGCCGCCTCTAAAACGCAAACTCTGCTCAATAGTGTCGCCAAGGTCTGCAGACGGCCCCTGACCGCTAGCGCCAAGCAGTGGATTATTAAAAAGAATGCTCATGAGTAGTTAGCGGTAAAGACAGCGTGGATAGAGGTTCCGCTACGTACAACATAATCAATACGATCAACAGCGTTAGCAGCAGTAGACAGAGTAGGAGGTGTTCCTCCAATAAAATCCCACGCATTTCCGTAAGTCAAAACCCTTGAACCAGTCGCGTCTTGAATAATAAAGATAGAACCACTTTGACCAGCAGTAATGTTGGTTGGGTTTTGCAGCTCACAGCTTGCAGTGTTGTTAAGGGTCAAAGCCCAGTTGTTAGTAGTATTGAAATTAAGTTGCTCAGTAGTGTCACCAGCAGCAACAGTTACGGCAGTAATAGTGCCCCGTTGTGACGCTGTAAACGTTTGGTTTGCGTCTGTAACGGCGTTATCAGCGTCAAACGCTTGAACATTAGTACCAATTACAAGGCCAAGAGTAGTGCGTTGAGCAGCTGCATCAGCATCGTCAATCAGTGCCCTACCAGCAGCAGTACAAGCAATTTCTTCTACTACACCAGCACCAGCAGTACTACGACCAAGAATCCGATTTGTTGCTGAAACGTTATTAGCTAGTTTTTCAGTATCAAGCTCGTTAATAGCTGCTTGAACGTCAGTAGCAGCAATGTTTCCTGCAGCTACGTTGGTGACTTGAGCAGCAGTGTTAGCAACACCATTAATAAAATTAGAGCCGTCAAAAACACGTAAAATGTTGTTAGTAGTGTTGAAGTACAGGTCACCAGTATCGTTGTCTGTGGTGTAGTCAGTTGCACGAGCAGGACGATAACGCTCGTTAAAATCGTTAATATCATCCGACAGCTGGATAATATCGTCTTCACGAGCAATCAGCTTGTGATACGTATAAGTGTTAAGGGTAGTAGTGGTTTGAACTTGCAAACCAAGACCGTCTTGAACAGTAGTGCTGTTCATACTGGCAGGAAAACCAGTAATTGTGACGGTGGCACTACCAGTGGTCCTACCAGTGGTTGACGTGCCACTACCGTTAATAACAAGCCCACCAGCATCAGCAACACTTACAACCGTACCAGCGTTATCCGAGGGGTCTGGGTTGGTTGTTGGGAAGCTTTGATCGTTTGCAATAGCAACAAAACCACCCAACGAGTCCATCAAACCGACTACGTGAGTGTTAATGGCACTTGCGCTTGGAAACTCTGTATTAGAACTACTGTCAAACGTAGTAGTAAGGCTGTTACCGTCAAGCTGGTTTAGCTCATTAGTAGTGACCGTTGCGCCATCAAGAATTTGTACTTCAGCTTCAGTTAAATCAGCCAGTGCAGCAGCAGTAGTAGCCCCCATCGTGGCTAGTTCTGTCAGCTCTGCATCAAGAGGTTGCCTAGCATCAAGCTGCGTTTGAATACTAGAAGTAGCGTCAACTCGGTTTAGCTCGTCAGTAGTAACAGTAGCCCCGTCAAGAATTGCTAGTTCAGTACTAGTAAGAGCAGCAAGCTGAGTAGCAGCACCAGTCTGCATATTCCGTAGCGTTGCAATGTCTGCATCTAGGTCAACGCGAATTTGACCAGCACCAGGCGAGTTATCAACAATGGTTACACCGTCACCACCACTAACATCGGTAGTTAGTACGGTATCAATACGAGCGTCAATACCAGCTGTAGTAGCAGCGTGAGCATCGTCAGAAGTCCACGTCTCACTACCGCCAATAAAGCCAGCAAGAGCACTCAGGTCACCAGTACCAGAGGACAAACCACCAAAACTGTCAGAAAACTCTTGTAGCGAGAATCTATTCTGTTTGTCTGAGTTGTTTAAATCAGCTGCTGTAAGGGTTGAACCAGGGGTAAAGCTAACAGTAGCGTCTGCAATACTCGTTGTACGAGACAAAACTACGGTTGCGCTACTAACTGCATTGTTAAGAACAATTGACGTTCCAGCAGTATTAAAGGTGTAATTAGTAGTAATAGTTTGAAGAGTGCCGTTAACAGTGACACTAATGTCAGATTGACGCAGGTACTCAATGGCATTGCCATCGCTGTTTGTCAGGGCAAACGTAGTACCGCTAGCGTTGGTGTAGGTGATTGATGCAAATGCCATTGAATTAAGAGCGTTCTTTGAGCTTGGTCTTGTAATTTTGATATTCTTCCTGCATATCAGCAGGAGCTGCAAATTTAGCCGGAACTTCATCAATAGAACCGTCCGGCATCCGAACACTTCTAGTTCCACTCAAAAATTCTACTCGAGCCTGTGCAATCATCTCTTGCTTAAGATCTTCCAATACTTCTCGTTTAGTAAGAGAATCAATGTTTGAAAACACTGGAGGACGTTGAATTGCGTTGAGATTTAGAGCAACCTTGTAATCATCAGGAAGATTGTCATAAGTAGTACCATCTACAGTTTGTTTACCGCTAATTACGCGGTCAAACATTTCATAAACACTGTATTCAACAGGATTACCGTTTTCATCAAAAGTTTGATGTTTGTATTCGCTGCCAAGGAAACGCCTAAAACGGTTTAGAGCAACCTCATTTGCAAGGATACCAAACTTCCTAAACACCTGTTCTGGTGGCCGAACTCCGTTTAGGAACAGTTCGTTATCTACAGTATCTGCTTGAGCTGGGAAAGGAACAACCTTACCAGCCACAGAACTAAAGAACGTACGCTCTCTTACTCCAGGATAGGTAACATCTTCAGGCTTGTACCAGTGTGCTACACGGTAATCGCCTTCTGTAACCTCATCTGGGCTTATCTGCTCATCTAAGTACTCAACTATTGAAGTTAGACCCATAGTGTCTGCAATTTTGCTACCAACACCAAGACCAAAAGTAGCCATTTTTTCACCATAACCACTAAGTCCATCAGCAGCAAGATGTAACTTTTCCATATACTGCAGTTTTTGCATTTCTTCTATTTCTTGAGGAGTTAATGCTTCTTCTGTAATTGGTGTAGTGTCAAGCATCCCAGCCCTAGAACCAGTAATAATCCGTTTTGTTTGATAAACGTCTGGTCCAACAGTTGTAAGAGCAAATTTTCTTAGACCAATAAGTTGTCCATTAGTAACCTTTTCAACGAATTGAAGCATTAAAGATTCTGCTTTGTGAGGATCCTGAGTTGCAGAAATAATTGTGTCTAGCCCTTGAATAGCCGGGTTATCAAGAATAGTCATTGCTGTAGCTGTAACTCCAGCACCAAAAACATGTTGAGAATCGCTAATGTTTTCGCTACGAATGTAGTCCCGCATGTTGGCGCTATAACTTAACAGTTCTCCAACAAAAGGAATGTACCGATACGGCATCCATTGGCCGCCTAATTTAATGTGATAAGCAGGGATTTCTGCATACAAAGCGTTTCTATACGTGCCTTTTTGTCCGCCAGTAATTTCAACATCGTTGTTCATTACAAGCGCTAACAAACCGGTGTTAACAGTTGTAGCCAGTATCAAACTAGAGTTAGCTCGTTGACGAACAAAAGCGTCTGGATGACTAAGTTGAGATTGGAATCCAAGAATTTTACGCTCACTACGTTTCCAAGCTTCGTATTGAGTTGTGCCTTTTTTCCTTGCACCCATCGCAATTCGTTTACCAATGTGGTGCCAAGCAGATTCAACTGTTTCAACAGCAGCTCCTAAAGGTACAGGACCAGCAGTTGGTTGGTAGTAGACAAAGCGAGCAACTGCGTTCAAAGGTGCCTTAACGTAAGGCGAAATAATTGCTGAAAAGAGCTTGTAATTACCAGCACCAAAAGCTGTAAAGGCTCGTCCAATGTCACCTTTAATGGTGCCTTCAACGAACTCTTCTTGCATGTCAGTGTATTTTGCAAGATCAATGGCTTCTTGGTTTTTAATTGCGTAACCAATCTCCTGCATATCATCACCAATACCTGCAAAAACAGGTTCGGTGTAGTGCGTAAAGAACTGTTTTTGAACAGCAAGGTCAAATGCAGGAGAACCTTGAACGTACTTAGCTACACCTTCTTCAGTCGTCATTGCAGCTACATCATCCATAGCCGCGGCCTTTGCGTAAACCTGAGCATAAATACTAGAAATGTATTCAGTTGCCCATTCAGCTCCAGCAAAGCCAATGTTGCCGCCAACCTTTTCACCACCCGTATATTTGGATTTATAAGGGCTAAGGAAAGACCTACCTTTAGTAACTTCGTTAAGTTTTTGCAATCCAACTTGGCCTAAGCCTTGTAAAGACGCTTTGTTAAAGAAACTAGAAGCAGCTCCAGCTGTTAAGTTTCCGTCAGCACGGAGAGCTTGATCAGCTGAACCTAAGAAAAACAGATCGTTAAAGTTTTTAGCGTCTACTTTTAAATAGTTGTATTTACGTTGACCTTCTTCTTCGCCAAATGCCTTAATAAGCGCCTTATAAACAGTATTGTTTTCTGGTTCTTTGCTGTTAAGATCTTTGATCATCTGAGCTTCCCTCAAAGGATCAGACATCATTTGACGCCCAAATTTAGAAGTAGTAACAGCGTCGTTAACGGTGCTACGACCAAACATCCGCATGGTTCGTGCGTTATCAGCTGCTGCACCAATTGTTCCAAGGAACGTATGGAACATTTTTCCAGCAAGCCTTGTTTGCCTAGAAGCCTCTAGCTGTGCCTCTTTGTCAGCTTTACCGCCAAGAGTTGTGCGTACAAAGTTGCTGAGTTGCATGGATGGACCAGCAATTAACTTTTGCGTAAAGTCGCCTGCACTTGTAACTCCAGCCTGTACTGGCTGAATAAATTGAGTAGAAAGGCTGGTCAAACCACCAGAACGTAGAGTCCTGACCAAAATTCCATCACCTTCTAAAGGCTTAGAACCAAGCAAATGCGGGTTAGCAGAAGCAAAGATAAGGTTATTGGTTAGCTCTTTGAATACGGCCTCTTCAGAAGCATCAAGAACTTGATCAGGGTCAGATGCTTTTGCAAGAATTTCTTCAACGTGTTGCAGGTTAGAAGGAAGACCAATGTATTCGTCTAAACCTTCTTTTATTACTGCAATTTTATTTAAAAACTCTTCGTTAGCAGCTGTTGCAAATTTTTCAAGATCTTTTTCTAGTTCAGCGGTTGTAACTTTTTTTCCTCTTACTTTTTTCAATTGTTGAGCAAGGTACATCCGATACTTACCTTTAAAGGAAGCCAGAAAAGTACCAGCGTTGTTTCGGTATTGCATAAAATCTCCCAAAGCTTGGTAAAGCATGAGAGCTTCTTTTGCTTGTTGAGCTACGTGCAGCCGATAGGTTCGACCATCAGACATACCAGCCTCAAGAAACTGTTGAGTCTTTTTACTGGCAGTGTAAAGACGATCAGCAGTTACACCGATATTTAAACCAGTAGCAAAAGAGTATTTGATTGCTTCTGGAAGAGCTTTCAACAGTTTCTGACTCTTGAGAGCTCGCTTCTGCAAGAAATCAGCAAGGAAACCAAACCCCTGGTTTTCAGCATTAGACAACGCATCCATATATGGACCCATTGCTCGCAAAGCATCAGGAAGAGCGCTTTGAGGCATCTTTTCAAACTTCTTATCGCTAAGAAGCTTCATCATGCGCTCTGCTGAGTTACTAGTACCGTTAACAGCTCTAACCAGAGAACGGTCAGCACGAGCACCCCAACCAGTATCGTTACGTCCGTACTCTTGAGCAAAGTTACCCCAAAACTCGTCTACAGCTTCCTGCTCAGTAGCTTTAGAAACGTCTCGAGCCATGCCTTCAATATCAACAGGCTCCTCTCCGTAAAGCTCTGTCTCTGCTCGACGGGCTTCTACTTCCTTAGTAACAGCAGGTTGCTCAGTAAAACCAGTTTTAATGTTGGGGTTTTCACCAGGACGGATTTCTGCTTCGTTTGTATCAGCCAGCTGGCGAAGAGGAACTTGTTGACTGGTTTTCCAGGGATCTTCAACAACCTCAGCCTGTACAGTTTTAGCTGGCTCTTCAGCTGCCTCAGTTTTTGGTGCTGTCTCAGCTTGCAGCCGCTTGACAGCCTCTTGTACGACTTCTGGTTTTAGTTCAACCTTGTTAATCGAACTAGCGTTAGGAAGCTCGTTAAACAGCTCTTGAATAGTCTCCAGCAACTGTCTTTCGTTTTTAATCTTGGCTAGATCAATAGTGGGATCGTCAACGCCCTCAACGGCTTTAGGCAGCAGCTCTTGATAACGTTTGACAGCCTGACGCAAACGAGAAACGCTTGCACGATAATTTAGATCACCACGAGCTTCAGCAGGGACTTGCTGATTGTTAACGTCAAACTGCTCTTCAAGCTTGTTAATACGCTCAATAAAGGTATTGATGTTGTTTTGGAAGGTTTCCCTACCCATACGCTGAGCAGCAAGCATAGAATCCATCTGCTCGCCAGACATCATCTCGCGCTGTTCAATGCTCTCTACTTCTTCAAGACGACCATAAGTGCTTTCTTCTAGCTCTTTAATACGAGTTTCATACTCAGCTTGCTGCTTTTTATAGCGGTTGTAACGTGTTTTGTTCTTAGCTTTTTTCAGATAACTAGGATCTGCTTTTGCAGCTCGATCCATCTCACGAATAGCACCTTGACGGGCCTTTGCAAGCTTTGTAAGGTTTTCAATTTCTTTTAGGTCAACATCAGCCTCTGCACCAAGTTCAATGCTTCTACGGCCAAAACCAATAGCCTCTTGGCTAGTACCAAGAATTGCATCTTGAGCACGCATCAGACCTGACGCATTCTCGTTTAATTTTGTAAGACTTTTCTCGTACTCATGGTTGTAACTACGAGTGGTGTTAGAAACTGTTTCAATAACAGCGCGTTGGTTGCGATCCGCAGCTTCTGCCTCGACTTCTGCTAAAACTTTCTGCTCTTCAGCTTCAAGTTTGATTTGCTTTTCTTTCAGCGTTGCAGCTTCTTGACGGCTCAAAGTTTTGCTATTAGAAAGCTCTCGAATAGCTCTACGTTTGAGAGCGTTCTTTACTAGCGACAAGGAGCCACGGAAAACAGCTGTACCCAACATGCCGCCTAAAAAGGTTTGAGCACGTTTTGCGTAGTAATCTTCTTCAGCGTCTGTAGTAGCAAGAAGCTCTTTTAACAAATCGTCTCTGTCTTCAGTACTAATTTGATCTAGTGCTTTACCTACTTGTGCTTCTGCAGCAGCATCAAGACGAACAGTTGAACCTAACAGCAGTTCTTCAACGGCATCTTGAGGAAGATCAAGGCCAAGCCGTTTAGCAACAACTACTCCAGCTTGTCGCAAATTAGCTGCGTTAGGACGCAAAGCTGCCCTTTTAATAGCGGTTTCAGCGCCACGAATCTTGACGCTTGCGCTGCTAACCCCTGTAGCGTTAGGGAACAGCATACTTTGCAGGATAATTGTACCTACATCTGAAACGCCACGTCCTAGCTCAGTTTTAGGATTAGTAGCTTCATAAATTGCACCACCTTTTGCAAGAGGCCCAACAATAGGCGTATCGCTGCCCATACCAAGGGGTTTGACGATGCCTTCTTCAGTAGGCAGTTGGAGACCTAAAGCAGCGTATTGAGCGCCTACATCTGTTTCTTCTAGTTCTTCTGCAACAAAACGAGGAGCCTTACCTTTACGTGTTTCAACAGTTTCAAGCGATTCAGGAGCTGCTTGCTGTCTTGCCAGCAGTTGACCCATATAGGCTGCTGTAGGGTCACCACCAAAAGCAGCAGCCATTCCTACCTGAGCTTGGCTTGTAGGCGTTGTTTGGACTTGCTGTTGAAAGCCTTCGGTAGCGTCTTCAAGGATTTGAACGCCCATGGATACAGGCACTCTCAGCGCTTCCTTAGCAAACTCAACGGTGTTTTCCCACCAGTCAGGCCCTTTTACCTCTTGTTCAGGCTGTGGCTGCTCTTCAGGCTGCTGCTCAGCTGAAACTTCAGGCTGTGCCTGGCTTTTGTAAGGACTTGTGAGTCCTTTGTCTGTTAGCTGTTTGTTGTACTCGTCTTCTGTATCGAAGTACTGGTAACCCTGATCAGGGATAAGAAAATAAGGCATCAGTCAGCAAGTCCAGTTTGAAGAATAGTATCGAAAATAGTAACCATGTCTAATTGATTTATATTTGATCCGCCGCGACGAAGTTCAACGTGAAGGTGCATACCAGTACCGCCGTCTACATTGGTTTTGTAGGAATTTACAGTGTGTTGACGACCAAGAGGGTTTCCAGCGGAAATAACGTCTCCGACTTGAACAGGCCAAGGGCTGTCGGTGTGACCGCTACGAGCATGAGCAATGCGAATAACATCCCCTTTGTTTAAATTGTGCTTCGATTCTAGGTTAGACCCAAAAGGAGTTAGAACCTCAACATCAATGTAATTTCCGTATCCAGTTGAACCGTAATTTTGGTGAATACCAACAACCTTAACGTTTGTAGGAGCTACAAAATTTACGTCGTTATTACCTGAGTTATCTTTACTTTCAAGATAAAAGTCAACTGCTCCATAAGCCCTTTGACCATAATTAGGATGACCGTGAGTACGGACTGCCCTTGTTGAATTAGTTTGTGTTGTTGGTATTGACAATTTACTTATAGGTTCTTCAAGCGCTTTTATAGCATTACTGAATTTTTCATCATTTACCAATTTGACATTAAATACTGGTGCTTCGCTTTGAGCTTGAATTAACTGAGAAAGTGTTCCTTCTGGTTGCATTTGTTGAAAAATAGTCATAGCATTTTTCAACTCATTATTTGCTTTATCACTTAACTCTGGAGCATTAGTGTGCTGAATTCGACCAACTACTTCATCAAAAGTGCTCTTACTTACCATAGGCTCCCGCGTGTAGTAAGTTTTAAATCCGTCTTTATTGCGGTTTTTTACAAGAAACTCTTGCGGAGTGTAGATAATAGTTGCTTTTTTGACAGACCCAGCTCCATCTGCAAGGCGGGTAGTAACCGCAAGCTCATCAGCATTGTCAAAAGTGTTTTGATTTGGATCTTCAAGGTTAAAAATGTCCGTACTAAATTGTTCGTTTTGCTTTAAATCGTTTTTTAGATCTTGTTCAAGTTCAGCCCACCACTCTTTATTCTGTAAATCAGCAAGAGTAGCATCTTGCATTTTAAATTCAATAAATGCTTCAGCTCTTCCCTTTGCTTCATTTTTAAATTTATCCCTGTAAACGTTGTCGTAACGTTCTTGAACTTGCTTACGTTTTACCTCATCTTGAGCATTAGCTTTTAAAGCTTCTTCTTTGGCTGCGTTAAGGTTTGCTAGTGCTTCAACAACAACAGCGTTAGTAGTGTTACTAATCTCTGTTTCAAACTGAGCTGCTTTTACAAGTGATTTTTCTCGTAAACCTAAAAGGCTGTTAAAAGCTGTACTACCTTGAGGATACTTATTTAAAATGTCGTTTTGCGTTGCTTCATCTTTTTGACCCAAAGCCAACGTAAAAGCAGCTTTATCGTTTGCAAGCTGCATAGGGTCAGGCACTGCCAGGGATTCTGTGTAAAGTTTTTGTAACCCTTGACGGCTAAAGGTTCTAGGAATAAATAGTTCTACTTCTGTTGGTTGTCCGTTTTCATCAACACCAGGAACAGTATTAACTTGTCCTAATTTAAGACCACGAACAAAGCTGTCACCATTTCCATCTCCTTCAGCAATAAGCGACAAAGCTGTTTGAAGGGCACGACGGGTTCTGTTGTATTCAAGGCTATTCCTTTTATCTGCAATAGATTCTTCATTAACTATTTGAGCTTCAATTGCGTCTCTGTTTTCTCTAATAATTTGACGCATTGTTTTGCCGCTTTCTGAGTCCTTGTAATCAAGCAGCATTCCTTGACCATCTCCCAGGTCAAACCCACTAAGCTCTTTTAACAACAAGCCGTTTAATTGTGGGTTTTCTTTAAAATCGTTTACACCGTTTTTATTAACATCAAATTGGAGATTAGTGAGAAACGGAGTACGAATATTTTCAGCAAACTCAATAGCAGTTTTACCTGTAGCCATGTACTCAAACTGAGCTTTGCGAAGGTTTTCAGCAAGTTTACCTGGAGCCTTACCACTCATCCAAGCAGCAACACCACCATCAAGTGTTTCGTTTGCTGCTGCGTTAAGCAGCGTTACGTTGTACTCAGCACGCTTTTCAGCAATGTTTTGCTGCAGCAGTGGCATTGCTTTTGCCAAAGCTGGTGCAACCAAACCGGAGTACATCCGATCAGGGATGTCAGGGTAGTTCTGTTTTAGGTAGTTTTGGTTTTGTTTAACCAGCTCAGCTGTAACTTCTGTTGGGTCTTCAATCTGCTGAAGACGCCCCATGTTATTAGTTACATAGTCGTTAAGGTTGACAACGGATTTAGTAGCAGCAGTCTCTGCTTTCTTGTTGTAATAGTGAAACTTAAACCAAGGGTTAGTGCTGATTACCTGCTCAGCAAGGTCTGGCCTACCCTTTTTACGGAGTTGACGTGCCGTTTCACCCAGTTCAACCGTGTCTAACTGGTATTGACTGATTTGATCAAACAGCTTATCTACTTGAAACCCAACCTTTTCGGCTTGGTCTTTGACGTTCTGCCGCATGAGACCTTGACCGGTCTCTACAAGGTTTGCAATGCTGTTTACCTTGTCTTGTAGCTCTAGATCAGGTTGGTAGCTAGTGAAATCTAAAAGCTGACCACCACGTTGTTGAGAAACCTGCTCTGGTTGAGCTGGTGGAGCAATCTCTGCACGTTGTTCAGGCTGCTCAAACGTATCTCGCAGCTGACGCTGGGGCTGGATGTTAAAGCTGCTGGTCATGGCTGTGTTTCGGTTTGTTCAGTAGTTTCTTGCTGATCACTTCCTGATCCACTTTTTTCAGTAGAAGGAGGCAGCATAGATTTATATTCACCAATTGCTGTTGCGGCAGCGTTTGTTACGTCGCCTAAAGTCAGACCCCGAGCTTTACTTGGTTTGCTAGGCCCGTAAACTTGAGCAGCCAAAGGTGCCATAGGCTTAACAGGATCAGCATAAGGTCTTGGGTTGTAAAGACGTACAGAATTTGTTTTGTTTTGAGCTTCAATAGAGAAAGCCCTACCAGCGTCAAGTTTATCAGCAATCCTGTACTGACGAGTAATTAGACGGTTGCTAGCGTTTTGCAGGTACTGCTGGTTAGCGGTGTTTCTAATGTTTTCTACGGTGCGTCCTACTTGACCGCTAGCTACCTTTTTAACTGAGTTAGCAATTGACTGTAGACGAATAGTGTCTAGTTGAACCTCGTCTGCTGCCTCTTGCTCGTAAAAGCGGGCTTCAATAGAAGCAAGTTTTCTACCAAGATCACGAGTAGCAGCAATAGAAGTTTCTGTTTTAATCTCAGCTGCTTGCTTAGCTTTGAGTTCCTCGTATTGACGAAGCTCTTCTACATATTGAGATTTGCTAAACCAGTTTTGAAGGTCAACCTTGTAAGCTCGATAATTTTGCCTATTAACATCAGCAGCTTTTCGATAGGCTCGAACAGTGTCTGATTCCCACTTGCGCCAGTTTTCAATATCTGCTGCGCCTTTTTTAGCCATTGTTTGACCAAGCTGCGTAGCAAATGTAAAGGCAGCTCCAGCACCAGGACTAGCCAGCATGCTTTCAAGAGAGTTTTGTTTAGCCATTAGCCGTACTTCCTCGCAACATCAAAATACAAACCAGTCCATTCCATAGCAATGAACTTGGATTGATCAATGCTATCGTTGACTATTTCTACTGTAACTTGGTCGTTTTTGCTTTGGATATAAGACCGAAACTTCGCTTGTTCAAACGCCTCTTCCTCACCAATAACAATGTTTCCGTTTAGCGGATCACGACGGTCAAACTCGTAAGTAATTTTGTCACGGTGTTTTGGCGTAACTTCTACTGTGAAGTAGCGGGCATCGTTGTAGTAGATATCCAAATATCTAAGCTGAAGCCTGCCAGTACGATTGCCAATAAAAGTATTGTCAGTAGCAGTTCGGCTGTAAGGCATGAGCTGCGGAGGTCGGAAAGTGAACGTATACTTTTCACCAAAGACCCAAGAGCTGCTTGAAAAATCCCCAAGGCTATCGCATACGAAACTAGTAACGTCAGCCGGAACATTATTAGCCACGATCCAACGCTTTTCAGCTTCGTTTGCATCGCTTGCATCGACTTTAATAACAACAAATTGACTTGCGTTAACAGTGCGATACGGCAGGTTTACGGTAGTTTTGTTTGTTTGTGCGTTGTAGGTAAACGTGACAGCACCAGCGTTGGTAGTAATAGAGCTGGACAGCTGCCGATCTAGCAGAAACAAGCTAGTAGGTTCTTGAGGCGGTCGAGAAGCGTTAATGCCCTCAAGGTAATACTCAGCAGTACCGTCGTTGTCGTACTCAGTCAAAGTATAAAGAGTACCTTCAACAAAATCGCACCAGTGGAGTTCTTTGTTAGGGAACGTCCATTTAGACCAAGCGTTCTGTCTGTTAGTCAGAGAACCGCCAGAAGCTTCCCAAAAGAATTGATACACATAAAGTGCGTTTTTATCGTCATTACTAAGTGCAACAAGGTACTGATCAGTACGGCTTACAGCTAAACTGTCGATATTTTTAGGGATGTATTTTGGTACAGTCTCTGTAATAACTGCCGTTTGACCCAAGTTAATGCCAACGGTACGGTCAGTAGTAATAAAGGTATGAAGACCAGTAAAGTCACCCTCCTTAACTGGAAAGATGACTTGAGGCCCAACCTGCTCAGGCTTGACTTTTGACTCCATACTGATGGAGCTGATTCTACCCACAGAAGCTGTCTCAGGACTAAACGTAACGTTGTCACCTGAGTACAAACGGAACTGGTTTTCGTTAGAGAACAGGACTAGTTCATCCTGCTGCTGCAACGCAAAGTTCAGCACAGCCACGTCGTTACTAACTGCAGTCAAATCAATAGTGTCGTTGTCTACAACTTGCAGTGCTGACTGCTGCCAGAAGTTGTAGTAAGAACCAGCTTCACTAAGGATGACGTTTTCACCGCTTACAAAACCAAGACGGTTTTTGAAAAACACAATGTCGTTAATTGTGTCAGCAGCAAAAGGTTGGAGGCGGGAGTTCTTCTGCATCACCTGCTAACCGTGAGGTCCAGCCAGGAATATCAAAGCTAGTACTACCGTCTGTGTAAGTAGCACCGCTAAACGGTTGAAAGGTAAACCGAGCTAGTGCGTCATCGTTTCTGTAGTAAATAAACGCATGAGGCATCGTGTTGTCATCAAGCTGACCAGCAGTGCCCCAGCTACCTACTTCTTCCCAAACACCGTTACCGTAATCGCCGTTTGTTGTTGTACCTTCTGCGTTGAACTGAAGGTAGTAAGAGCTTTGGTTTGAAGTACCGTCAGGCGTAACAACTACCGTATAACCCTGCCAATCAGAACTAGGCAGCTCTGTAATGCTGGTAACTTGGTTTGAAAAGCCATCCATCAGGGTGTTACCCCTGGCGTCAGACACGACAATGTTTCGAATAAACCGGGTTGCGTTAGCGCAAGTAATTAGAATCTGTGAGTTTTGACGCTCAAAATTTAGTTCGTTGTTGATGTCTGTTTGATCAAGACCTTCACCAAGAGTCAGAGTAGTGCTACCGTTTGCAGTTGCGTTGACTGCTGCTCCAGCTGCATTAACAAGGCCAAAACTAGTATCACCAACAGTACCAACAAAAGTGTTTGCTGGGATACCTGTACCTGTAACTAGTTCACCTTCATGTACTTGTGCAATATCAGCAGAGTTAACACTAGTAATTGTTGGGCTACCGCTTGATGTAGTACCTTGAATCTCCTCTGTGTTGCTAATTAAATTTTGAGCAATAGTTTCTGTACTAACAAAATTTGTATTGCCGCTACTGTCAGTAAGAGAAGGCGTAAGGTGGTTACCAGTAATTACAGTGCCGTTATCAAGCGTTACACGGATTGTATAAATACTGTCGTAGTCAACTAGCTTGACATTTACCTGCGCTCTAGTCGGACGGAACTCATTACTAATCTCTGAAATGTTAAAACGAGTCAGAGTTTCAGTAGCGTCAAAAGCAACCGTCTGCTGAATGTTTGTAATAAATACAAAGTCTTGAAAAGAAGTAGCACGCAGTCGATCTTTTGCTCTACCAGAGCCACGCAAGTAATTTAAGTTTGCAGTAGTAACGTTTGTAAAGGTTTGCTCTGCAGGCAACACTGACGGAATCGTACCAGTGATTGGTTCAACGTTAGAAACACCAGTAACAAACGTCAGCGAAGACGTGATAGTTAGAGTTGTGCCTGTGTTTGATGCTGTTGCGTTGTTACTTAACGTAATGGTTGTACCACTAATACTAGAGATTGTTGTATTAGCTGGGATACCAGTACCAGTAACAGTAGCTCCAACAAACACATCAGTAGCACTACTGAGGCTGGCTACAACGTTTGAGTTGTTTGTAGTGTTACCAGTTCTAGTAATAGTACGGCTGTCATCAACAACCATCAACACAAACCGTTCGTCTGTACTGCGGTTGTAAACAAACACCCAAGCTTCATCCCACTTGAGTGGAGCAGTAAGAGATTGGCCTCCAGCGTTTTGTGTGAGGTTATCAATTTGCCGTAGAGGCACAGAACCTAGTCGTTTTTTAAGACCTTCAACAAGGTCACAGTTGGCGTTTTCAAGAACTTTTGCAAAGCCTGGCAGCACAAAACTGTCAGCCTGTTGGTTCACGCCTTTGTTAAGTGGGCCAATAACTTGGCTATAAAGTTCTCTAGACATTAGCGAGAAAGAATATCAGGACCAAAAGTAGTCATAACGCGACCGCCATATAGATCATCGGGACCACTAATGTAGTTATAATTTTGTGCCATATCTTCTGTGCGCTTCAAGATTTGCAAGGCTCGTGCTTCGTCTTCTGAAGTGTAGGTTTCAATAGACGCAGAAGTAACAGCACGGTTTGCAAACATCCGACCAGCGCGGATCATAATGTAGCGACGACCTGTTTCTGGAACACTGTCCCAATCCAGTTCTTCAACAATCTCTGCTACAAGGTCACTGTTTCCGCCAGTAATAGAGACACCAAAACTGCCTCTCAAATCAAAGCTATTTTTAACGCGATCAAAAAGCCTAAGGCCCCGAAGAACAAACCGTTGTGACGGATAAGAAATTGGGTTAAATCGTACTGCCAGGGTGTTGCTGGGAAGTTGGGATTGGCCTGTACTAGCGTCCAGAGGAATTGTGTCATAAAGCATTGTGTTCCAAGACCAACCTGCGCCTTGGACTTCACGGCTTACTTCATCAAGTGTCCGCTCCGCCAAGCTTGCATCTCCAGTCAAAGGAGCGGTGAGAGAGTTGACTGGAGCTTCACCAATAATTGATAGCAGCGTGTTGACTGCTGAAAGTTTGCTTGTAGTCATTATGCCAACAAAAAAGGGGGAAACAAATTACTGCTTCCCCCATTGTATTGGTTATTGACAAATAAATTTTATCAATAGGGATTGCCGTCGTGCAGCAGGCTGACGCAGCACTCAGGACGCAGGACACCGTGGCCCACAGCGTAAGAGGCAACCATCATGGTGCTCTGAGTCATGGCTTTGTACTCAGAACCGGTCATCTGCATGGACACGTCCTTCAGAGACACAGTACCGACAGCTTCCTTGGTAAAGCAAAGGCCGAAGGCATTAGCAATAGAGGAGGTGTTACCCTGCTCATCCTGGAAGTAATCGTTGTTGCCGTCTTGAACACGGCCATCAGAGCCGTCGCGGCCGTTGATGTAGTTAGGACGCTCACCACGGGTGGTAGCAGCTTGGTTAGCGATACCAGAGTAGGTTTGACCGTTGGTGTAAGCGTTAACACCCAGGTGGTTAGAGGTGATCAGCTTGAAGCCAGCAGCAGAAGCGACGCGGTTTTCAGCGAAGCTGCCGTTACGACCATCGTTGCCATTGAAGTCAACACTGATAGCGCGATCAGAAGCGAGCACGTCATAATAGGCGCCTGGCGAAAGAACGCAAACACGTCCCTCTTTAGGGGCATCTTTTTCGTCGAGAACCTGGCAAGCATTGTACAGGTTGTCGATAATCAGATCACCACGGGCGTTGCGGTTAGCAGCACCGTTCAGGTCAATACCGGTGAGAGAAGTACCACCAGGCATAGTGCCGATAACAAACAGACGCTCACCAACAGTGAAGGTGGCGTTAGAGCCAGTACCGATAGCACCAACAGGGTTGATGACAAAGGTAGCAGCGCCGTTAGTAGGAGCAGTGGTGATGATGCCGTAAGCACCAGAGTCTTCACCGTAGATGGTGGTGCCAACTGCAAAGCTACCCAGTTCAGCGGTTGCAAAGTTTGCGCTGAGGGTAACAGTGCCGTTAGTGGCAACAGAAGAAACAGTACCGCCTGCGGTTTGGAAAGTCTTCTCATCCCAGTCGTTAACACGACCGTCAGACTCAGAAGCAGACAGCAGAGTACGAGCAAGGCGCTGATCGTATGCACGAGCCAGGGCGCGGCCCAATTCTTGACTGTAAATGCTCCTCACGTCCCAGTGAAGTTTGGCTTCGTCGAGGTCATAGATCGAAGCGTCGGCAATCAGAAGATCGTCAATGGTGATGATCTTTTCACCGATCATTCCTTTGTTACCTTGGCCAGTAATCCAATCGCCAGGGCGATGGTAGCGGCTGGAAAAACGACCCGTAATTGGGAAGCTAGCCGAGCGGCCAGATTGAATCGAACGCTTCATGGTCAGGTCTTTGAAGACCGTCTCACGCTCGAACGTAGTGAGAACCTCACCACTAAAAATTTTCAGGAAATTAGCGTTTTCACGCTCGTAGTTACCGGCTGCGGAGTTGGCGTTAAATTGTGCGCCGTTAATACTACCTAGCCGGCTAAGAGATGCAAAATCAGGCATCGTAGCTAGTTGGTAAAGTGTTTACGTGCGCTCGTCGTCCTCGTTGTTATCGCCTCAGCGGCAACAATTATTACTTGCGCGTACTCTTATACTAACCCTTTGGTCCAAGAACTTCGCTACGTACAAGTTTTTCCTGCACATCATTAGTGTATGCAGAGTCTTTTAGGTAGCGAGGATCATTCATGGCTTGCATAACTTCTCCAGTAGAACGGAACACGTCCGTAGCGTTTGCAGAAATTTTACCGCCAAGAAGCTGAGGCTCTGATCCTTCGTTTTCTCGGTAGGCGTAACTAAGAGATTGAAGCGCGTTACGAGCGCGGTAGTAGTCACCGCTATTTACTTCGCGGTTGTAAGCATCAAGTTCAGCCTGGTCAAGGTTTTCCTTTGCCCAAGCTTGAACGGCGTTAAAGGTGTCTTGACCGCCAATGCTTTCAAGAATCGTTGTCTCTTCTTCTTGAGACAGAACAACAGGCTCTTGATCCTCAACCTCAGATTCAGATTCAGATTCCTCTGTTTCTTCGGTTTGACCACTACCAAGTTTCTTTTCAAGTTCTTGGTAAGCCTTGAGAAGATCATCAGCGCTTTTAAATTTACCGCCAATAAGATCCTCGTCTTGTTGCTCTTGAGCTTCTTGTTGCTCTTGACCAAGAACTTCGAGATCCTTTTCGTTATACGGCCCAGTCTCTTGACTGAGCACGTTGTCTGCGACGACTTCCATGTTTAACCAATACGAACGGTGAGATCAGGATAGATCCAAGCGGGACGACGTTGACGCAGTGCTTTGCGATATTGCTCATACACCGTAGGCTTTTCAACCTTCAAGCGTTCGATCAATTCATCAAGCTCACTTTTAGGTGCAGGAGGTTCTTCTTTAATTACTTCCTCCACAACTTCAGGTTTAGGAGTAACAGCTTTAGCCGGCAGCGGCTTCTTGCTCGGTTCGGATTGAGTCATTTTCGGCTTTGACAAGTGCGGCTTGTTTCGCAGGATCATTGTTAGGATCTTGCTGTGCCATTTGTTGCTGCATCATCATAGCCTGTTGTTGTTCCTCTGCCATCAAGTCTTCTTCCGACTTAATCAATTTGTAGGTATCAAGACCGTCAGCAGCTGCAAGTCGAGTAATAAGTTCGCGACTGTTGACAAACTTAGCCATTACTTCTGGACCCATCGTGCCAGCAAGAGTTTGAATAAACTCAATCAACTTGGCTTTGTCGTTGCCGCGGCCGAGAGCATCAAGACCAGTTGTGATCTGAGGCTTGACAATATCTTGAGGCAAGCGAGGCAAGCTACCCTCACGCTCCATCAACGCCATCTTGCGATTGACTAGAGGCACTTGCAGCTCCACGCTCAGAATGGAGTACACACCGCCTAAGCCGCTCTCCAGCTCATTGGCAACCATGCGGATCTCTTCGGCTGTGACGCGATCTCGTCCCGCTGCTCCTGCTTGGATTGCACTGTTAAGTAGGAACGCAAAGCTAAGGCGCTGCTCAATGCGTCCAATAGTGTTTAAGGCAACCGTCAGGTCTGCCTGCTTTTGCATCTGTATAGGAGCCACATCCGCTGGGTTGCCTGCAACAATGGACCCATTAGCGGCACGCGCCAAAGCATCAGGTCGCGTAGTACCGTTTGGATTACAGAGGAAGATAATTTTGGCCGCGGCTGCACTACCTTCAACAATTGCTTTGGACAAAAATTCCAAACTTTTAAGATCCCCAAGCAGCTCCTCTACGTACGAGCGACCATAGCTTTCATGAGCTACGCGGAACATCCTGAGAACAATCCAAGGGCTCTTTTCAATAGGAACTGAACCAGTCTTATTAACTTGCTTACCGTAAGCTTCTTGATACCAGTTGCAACGATCCTTTTCGTAATCCCAAGTTACGTGAGTGTAAAGAAACGTGCTCTTATCTTTAAATCCACCGTTTGAATTTTTGTCTGCTGTTCCTTCTGGAAGAACTTCTGGACTAACTTCTTCTCGTACAACAGCCTCAAGAATATTTCCTTCAGGGTCGCGGTTAACAACAAAAGACTTGAGCGGGTAAACGCGAGTACCTGTTTCAGATACATACAGCAAAGCGTTGCCGCCGATGATCAAATGCTTTAGCGCTTCAAACAGTGCAGTCCGATCACCAGACTCTTCAATGTTACGCATCACTGCGCGTTCCATTAAAGCAAGCTGTTGTTCAAACTGTGACTGCAGTTCTTTAAAATTATCTAACTCTTGCTGTAGTTTGATGTCATCTACAGACAACCGAAAGAAACTTTGGTTTGGAGGTAGAAGAGCAATAAGAAGTTTACTGGCTAAGTTATTAACTCCGCGGGCTCCAAGACCCTGGTAAGTTGTATCAATTTTTGTATAAAGATTCTTACCCGTGCTGCGGTCGTTATCCGTAATAAGGGTCGGCAAAGTGTATCGACTACACTCAATAGCACGATCAAGATAAACAGTTTTCTCTGGCTCAAGAAACGAATACCGAGCCGCAGCTTTGTTTTTAGACATTCAGACCACCGACTCCAGATTTTGTAGTTTGCGACGGGCCACCCAGAGCAAGCGCGGACTGAGCGTCAACGGCTGTGCGGAGAGCACCAGGGCTACCAACTTTCTTACGCTTTTGCTGTCCTACTCTGGCAGCCGCTGATTGACGTTGAATAGCAGACTGCAATTGTTGTTGCTGAATAGCCAAAGCAGACGCAGACCTTTGCGCTGCAACTTGTTTCATTGTAGCTTGACGTGCCAATTCAGCTTCCCGCTGCGTAGCTGCAGTGCGCTCACGAGACGCTGCAAGCGATTGTTGGAACCGTCGAGAAGAAGCAGCAGACTCTGCCTGCATTTGCTGCAGCTCCATTTGCGTCCGACGACGAGTAGCCCTCATTTGAGCTTTTGCTTGTCGTTCTTGACGACGAGCTGCTTTACCAGTTTGGTAACCAGAATAAAGGGTAGAACCTGCAATAGCTGCAGAGCCTAGACCGATGATAAGACCAAGAGCCATAGCACTAAATTAGTTGTACTTAGTTTCCTCTTGAATGTTGTACTGATCTCTCAAATGCCGTACAACAGAAACTTGTCCAGAAGAAAACCAAATTTGTTTCTCTTCCATACTAATATCAGGGCATTGATCAGGATACATTTCTTCCAGATATTTGATAATATCGGGGTCAATGTAAGGCGTCATATATTTAAAGCTGTTGGTGAGATGTCTCCGGGAGACGTTCCACTATAGCCGCCAAGAGGAGTTGTGCTAGCTGTTAGTTGTGTACGAGAGATACCAGGCTGACCAACTGTTGCGCCTAATCGTTCTTCTGCACCTGCTACACCAATGTCACTAATAAATTGTTGAGAAGCTGCTTGCTCACGTTGAGCAACAATGTCTTGTTGTGCCTGTGTCGCAGCACCAATACGTTTTGTAGCTAGCGCAGCTGCTTCTGCTTTACGTTGCGCTGCTAGTGCGGCTGCTCTTGCTTGTGCTTGACGTGCAGCTTGTGCTGCTTGTGCTTGACGTTGCTGTTCTAGTTGCTGTTGGCGTTGACGTTCAGCTGCTTGTGCTGCTGCGGCTGCTGCTTGTGCTGCTTGCTGTGCACGTCGTCTTGCTTTCTTACCACTTTTACAAGTTCCTAAAACATCACACCAACGAATTGATAACTCAACACCAGAAAAATCCCAGCTAAAAGGATCACTCCAAATAGCTGGGTCAACAGATTTACTTTCTGGACTATTAAACATAATCACGCATAACTAGGTAAGTCCATGTTACTTGTTTCAAAGAAAGCAGGCACACGGGCTCGCTTAGTTTCAAGCAAACCTTCGGCTTTACCGGCGTACATCAAGCTATCGCTCTGATCAAGCCAGAACTGCTTGTCAAGGTATTTGTCTTCTGAGCGGCCAAGCGGCTGCATCACCCAAGCGATTGTAGCCTTTCGTAGGCGATCAAGGCTAGGAGAGACAGTGAGACCAAGCTCACGACAAACCAAGGAGTTACTCGCAACATGGACCTGTTCATCACGGCTGATGTCTTGTGAAGTTACGGCTAATCCGGTGTCTCCACAGAAGCGAAAGAACGGGAGGAGAACGAAGAATACAGCTCTCTCAGCCACCATTGCTTTGAGTACGGTGTGGTCTGGATGATCGATCCAAGCCTCTTTAAGGCGTTGTGCTTCCGCTTCTGCTGTTGCGTCAACACCGTGCGCTCTAGCTGCGTATCCGAGTGCAACATCATGCTTTTCCTCATCACGAATGTTTGAAATAAGAAGGTCTCGCGCCGCTCCGGGAACCTCACCCATGACTGCCTCGGAGATAAACTCCCCGACAGGCAGTTCAAGAGCACGAAGAGCCAAAGCTCGACGAATGGTTTCTTCTGAACCTTCTCTTAGTTTACCCGCAGTGGGTTGAATCGGGGTCCAGGTACGCTTTCTTTGTTGTAGTTTTTGATACGGGTTCATTACTCGGCGCAATCACATTGAACAGGGTCGGATTCCTCCAGGATTTCTGCAAGATAATCATCAACGTCAACGTCTTTTAGCGCTGCGTAAATGTCAGTTTTGTCTTGCGTATCCGGTATCACTTGAAGGCTGTAATACAAACTCTTCAAGGGGGAGTTAATCCATCGTGCCATAAAATTACGGTCCATGGTTGTCATGTCTGACCACCAATTCATGGAAATAGCGTGTGCCATTCCAGTGCTATCCATCATTCTTTGCCATTCACAATTAAGTGTGAAGAAAATATCCCAACCTACTTCTTCAGCAGTTTCACACTTGGGATTAAATTCGTAACTTTGCACGCCAAGAGTTGAACTAGCGCGATCAATGTTACGGCTAACAGGAGGAGCGATTTCAGGGGTTGTAGTGTAACCTTCACGATCCTGGTAGCGGTACGCACAAGAGGCTGTAGGGGCCACGGTAAAGGCGCGAGACATCCCGTGCTCTTCGGCTACTGCAGCGGCCCGTTTAAAGCCTTCCAGAAGAGCTTCAGAAATTGCTCCAGGTTTTGTTACGCCGTTATACACACCAAGGTTGGTGTATTGCAAAGCTTGAACAAAATCTTTGTAAGCAACACCTTCAATGGCGAGCAGGTTTGCAAGACCAAGAACACCAAGACCAACTTGCTTGTCTTTGTGAACGTAAATACCTGAATCTTCAACTTCAGTTTGTTTGTACAGTTCGCACAGGAACCGCATACCATCTTCAAAAGCTTGAGGAATATCTTCAACCTTGCAGATACCGAGGTTGATGTGATTCAACAAGCAAGTATCGCGACTCTTAAGAAGAATTTCTTGGCAAACGTTGGAATAAATGCGGTCACCGTTTTTGTCGTATTGCTTTTTAACAATCCAAACATCGCCACGACGAGCAGCATTCATGATTGCAGCTAACTTGTCAGGCTCGTTAACAATTTCAGGCTCAATGTTTACACAACGCTTCAACCAAGGAATACGTGAACGATCGTAATCTAAAAACTCAAGCAGATCTTTATGGTCCGCGTCGAGGTGACACACTATAGCGCCGTTGCGATACTGACCGCCTCTGCGAAGAATCTCGTTGAACTTGGAAAAGATTTCCATAAAACCGCAAGGACCAGAAGCAACCATGCCGTGCTCGTTTTCTGTTCCTTTGGCGCGAAGTTGTGATAGATGCACAGATACACCAGCTCCGTAGCGCAAAGCTTTAGAGACAAACTGGAACGCACCTTCCAAACCATCAGGATCTTCGTCCATCGTGTCGCGACAGACAAACACCGTGCAGCTGACAGGGTAGCGCCGCGTAGGATTTTCCAGCCAGCTTTCAACACGGCCGGTCATTGCGATTGCAGGATTCATTTCAGAGATCAGTGAGGTTGGGTTTTTCGTAGTTTGGACCTTTCTGCACCTTACCGTCGATTAGTTTGAACGGCAGTTTGGAATAGTTTGACGCAGCAATGCGATCAAAAGCAACGTCTGGATCAACTTCAAGTGTATGAAGCATACCGTAAGCAACCCAGATAAGGTCGCAAAGTTCCTTGATAACTTCAGGTCGAGTTTCGCTTTTCCAAGCGTGCATAACTTCGTAAAATTCTTCTTCAAGAAATTGAAGTTGTTTGTCACAATCTGGCTTGTCAAGCTGATTCGCTTGTTTCATCCAGTGTTTCACTATTCGGGAATTGGAATTCAAAGTCATTGCAGTTGAGAACAGATTCGTAAACCGTCGGATCATAAGTTGGACGAGATTCGTAGCGTTTGATCAAGCGGTTGAGATACCAACGTGCTTTTTTAAGATCTTCAACACCGTTTTTGTGCTGATACCGAGTGACGTATTTGATTACGTTGCCTTCAAGAAAATCAAAGGCGTGGCTTTCGATGTAATCAATGCACTCAATTACTCCTTCGTCGATGGCGTAGTGGGAGGGGTTGACGGGATCGTGAGTGGTGTCCATAACTGAAGTTCATCAAAGGTGTACTCGGTGTTCCGAAGGATGCGAGCAAGACGTGCTTGCGTGAGGGCATAGTCAGGGCCAAAGCCTTTCTTTTCGTACTGTTTAATTACAGTTCTCCATGCGGAGGCTTCTGTGAAGTCTTCTTCTGGGATGAGTTTTTCCGCTGTCTTCGGACCAACTCCAGGGCAGCCAGGATACCCGTCAGTGGAATCGCCGGTAAGAACTTGGCGGTAAAAATAAACATCGGCTTCGAGGTCGGAGATGGAGTAAGTGTTGCCCTCGTTATCAAGATGCAAACCAGGAATCTGTTTCAGGTCTTTGTCACCTGACCAGAGAATGGTTTGTTCTGGATTACGAGTACTCAAAATACCGAGCACATCATCACCTTCCAGATTGAACCAGCACTCTGAGGGATACGCTCCTTCAGCCCAGTTCCTGGTTGCTACAAAACCAACAGGTTTGCGGCGGTGATAGTTGACACGATTGCCTTTGTAAGTTGGATCAACCTTCTTACGAAAGTTTTCGTTTGAAGTCCAACAAAGGACAACACTGTCAGCTTTGGCTTGCTTTTGTTTTGCTTCCACAAGCTCAGTAAACATGAGTTTAGCTTGCTTAATTGGAAGATGAGTAGTGATGATGTCAGTCATCCACTCGATCTCTGTCTCGCAACTGGCCACTGTCTGATACAGCAGCATGTCTGCATCAAGCAGCAGTTTCATCGTGGTCACCTCCGTCAATTGATGTCAGCATATTTTTGCGCTCAAGGTAATCAAGTGCGTTTAGGACGCCTTGAGTATCGTCCCCAAGCTTGCCAAGTGCGACGTTGCAATCACTGCACAGCCAGCCACGAAACTCCTGTGTTGTGTGGCAATGATCGAGCACTAGCTTTTTAACTTGACCGCAACATTCACACCTGCTGTTAGCTGGTGGTGGGTTGTGCTGTCGTAATCTTTTGCGATTCTTTACGTTAATCCTGTTGCAAGATTTGCAATGCGGATACCGACCATCAGCTTTCTGCTTGTCAGCATGAAACTCAGTAAGAGGTTTGTCTTGCTTACAGACCGTGCAGAACTTAGTGACAATCGGCCCAGTTGTCTCCCACCTTATATTCTGCTGCAATGGGAATCCGTAGGCCGAGGTCTTCCCCGGCAAGTGCAGCTGCTTTGACCGCGAGTTCTCCGAGTTGTTGTGCATGAGCTTTCTCCACAGAAAATTGAATCTCGTCGTGAATGTGGGCAAGGAAGGTCCAGTGTGTGTCGTACAGCAGCCCTGCTTTGGTCAATAGCTCAAAGCACCTGATGTACCAGACCTTGCTGATCAACGCTCCTGCCGACTGCAACAAGAAGTTCAAGCTGCTGTGTGCTGAACGGATCTGGATCTCACGGCCATCCAAAGCTTTGATATAGCCTTGGCTTTCTGCCTTTTCAGTTACCAGCTTGGTGAGTTTGTCCAAGGCTGGCATGTTTTTAAAATACTTTCGCTTGAGCTTGCCACCGTCCTGTCCAGTGATCAAGGTCAACTTCTCTGCGCCAGCTCCGTACATCAAGGCGTAGAAAAATGTCTTCGCTTGATCTCTAGTAGCTAGCCCAGCAGCCTTTTGGTTTGCTGTGTGGATGTCGCCGTGCAACACCTCGTCGGCAAACTTACCGCCATCAAAGGGGTAGGTGTAGTGAGCCAAACACCGTGCCTCAATCCCGCTGAGGTCAACGCCCACCTGTTTGCGTTTCTTTGAAACGTCAGGTAAAAACAGAGTCCGGCACTCCTTACCCAGCACTGACCTGACAGCGGGAACCTGGGCTGTATTGGGATGCACGTGGCTACAGCGGGCTGTGGCACAGCCGACAGTGATAACACTGCCGTGCAGTGAGTGGTCCTCTCCTACGAGTTTGAGCCAGGCGTTGTTACCTGTGCTCAATTGACCTAGCCGTTTTTGGAGTGTGAGGTGTGAAACAAAATCCTCAGCTCCTGGAATCTTCGACAGAATCGTTTCATCCACCTTCGGTTTACCTGTCTCTGTCAGCTCTTCTGGCTTCCACTCCAGATGAGTTTGCAGAGCCCAAGCAATGTGATCTCGTGAGTTGGGGTTCAACTCATCAAGACGACACATAGCCGCATCTTTGATGTAGCCCCGTGTGGAGTTGTCACGCTTTGGTGTGAAGACCCCACCGTCAACGAACGGGAACCGTTGTCTCAATCGTTCGCTGAGAATATTCAGTTTGTCATTGACCTCGGCTTCCAGCTTGAGCGCTCCTTCAACGTCAAACGGAAACCCAGATCGTTCCTGCAGGGAGATCAACTTCGCAAAGTTCATCTCTAGATCCATGGCACAAGGGATGCCTTCGATCTTTGGTTGCAACCGAGTGAAAAGCTTAGCATTCAAATCCACGTCACAGACACACCTTTCGGCTAACTCAGGGGTGAGTGTGCTGAAGTCTGTGATGTCTGCGTGTGCTTTTGAAAGCCCAGACGGTAGCCGTAAGCTTCCAAACTGTGACGGCCATACATCTGCATTGGCATGTCAGGCCACTTGCGCTTGAAGTCTTTGTCAAGGATGTTTGGGATACAACATCCGACAAACAATCAACGTGTCAAGCAGGTGCCCCTTTGGTTTAAACCTGGGGTAAACCTGCTGTATGGCAGGCACGTCGTACTGGATGATGTTGTGACCAACCAGCACATCAGCGTTCTCAAGGATGGGAATCCAAACCTTGGGATCCTCATACAGCTGCGTCTGGTTCCCGTCGTGAATCGCACAGCAGTGAATCGTAGTAACGTCCCCGATTTTTAGGGCATTTGTCTCGACATCGAACACCAGAATCGATGAAGGTTTTGAGTCCGGCTGCGAGAGCTTCGTCAACGAATCGCTCAAGCCCTTCGTAATTGCAATCGAAACAGAAGTCATTGGATTTGAAATAGGGCCTGCAGAAAACCTTGGCTTCCTCAGTTGTGGCAAGGACAGAAACTTTGCGCTCGTTCAGTTCACGGATGTGAACGTCAAAAATCGGTTTCAAGAGAATCATCTACTTTGGTGGATTTAGTTTTATTGCTTGAAAGCTCCAACATTCTGCCGGTACTTTCTTCATATTTCACTTCACCCACAGCTCCACACCACCCGGTGAACCGATTCTTGAGCACGCGTACGGTAGTCCCTTCGGTTGAGTTTGCGGTTTGTTGGTCACGTTCCAACCCCAAACAAACATCACTGAGCTGAGGGATGCTATGGCTGCCCCTGAGCTGAGATAGAGCAGTTTGCGCTCCATTTTCATGGCCCTTATCGCCTTGTGGTCGGCGTAAGTGTGACACAAGAATCATTCCGCAGCCAGTCTCTTCGACAAAGCTACGGAGTTTTGTCATGGTTTGATCAATTGCCCGCCTTTCGTCACCTTGATCAAGACCCGATACCAGAATCGAAAGGTGATCGAAAATGATCCAGTTACAATTGCAGCCAGAAACAAGATGGCGTATCCGATTAAGAAGAACGGTAGGGTCCAAAGAACCAAAATGGTCGTAGAGATACAGACGACCGGATCCAAGCGTTTTATCAAACGCAGCTTCAACTTGTTCATCAGTGAAGTAACCCCGATCAATATGGATAGGGTAATCAAGCTCCATTCCAACAAAACGCCGAGCAGTACGTCTGATGTTCTCCTCAAGAGCGACGTAGCCAACAGTCTCCCCTTGCCGCGTGAGCAAGTCATAAGCAATCTCTGAAACAAAAGTGGATTTACCAATACCTGTGCCAGCTGTGACAGTGACAAGCTCACCTTTACGCAAGCCATGCAGCTTGTCGTTAAGGAATGAGTAGGGATATTCAACGCTCTCAACCTTAGGATCAGCCAGCACAAACTCCAGCAAATTGGAGCCGTTCACAATCCCATCAGGCTCGTACTTAGCGGCTGTCCACACCATCTGCATGATGGCTTTGCTATCGCCCGCTACAAGGGCCTCAGAAGCGTCTTTGTAGCCCTCTATGGTGCCGATCTTTGCTTTGCGTGGTGGAAGCAGTTGAACCACCTTCTTGGCCGCGGCTGACCCATGCTCATCGCCGTCAAAGCACAGGATCACTTCTTCAAACTTCAGCAACCAATCAAGGTTGTTGCGGATGCAACGCTCTGCTGAGTCAGCACCGTTTGGCAGCGACACACAGGGCCAGGTCTTTCGCACCGTGGCGTAGCTGAGGCAGTCGTACTCACCTTCAAAGATGACCAGCAGCTTGCCACCAGCATTCCATTTCTCCTGTCCAAGGAACGTGTTATCAGGATTTGATCCGTGTTGGACAAACTGCTTGTTGGGTTTACGGATCTTGTAACCAGTCAAGCGCCGCTCTTTGTCGTAGATCGGCCAGAAGTACGCAGCACTGTCGCCGTGGTGGCCCTTGAAGTAGCCGAACAGGCGGCAAGCATCCTCTGTGACCCTGCGGCTTGCAATGGCGCCGTAGCTACCTACAAGCGGTTGGATCTCGTGTGTTTCTGTTTGTTGGATTGGCATAGGAATCGATGAGGAACTGGAAGCTTTGTGATAGTTGCAACCTGGGGTGAAGCAATGCTCACCTCCGTCTTCGTACAAAGCAACGTTGTCCCGAGAGCCACACAGCGGGCAGCTCAAACGGCGAACAACGCGAGACATGAAAAAACCTCCAAAGGTAGTTAGCCCCTGGAGGTCGCGTGTCCTCTCATCTATCCGAACGAACTATAACATAGTCCAGTCTTTCGGTAGTGAAGGACCCTCACACCAGGGAACATTGTGTTTCTCACACCACGTCGCGTAAGTCATACGCCCGTTCTTTGTGAGTTTTTGATGCGGCTTCTGCAGCACCATGCGGATGTCAACAGAGGGATGCTGCTCCTTGAACAACTTGATCAGCCGCCTGTCCTCTTGATCAAAGAAACCCTTGACCTCAAGCACAACATCGTTGGCAAGAAAGAAGTCAGGCGTGTAGCTGCGTGGGATTACAAGATCAAAGCTTTGTGACTCGTACCTGTAAGCCACACCAAGCTGTTCAAGGTCTGCAGCAACCTTGCTTTCAAAGCCCGAGCGATAACCGTCGTTTTGGCGTTTACCGTACTTATGAAATCGTCGGGCCATTTGCTACTTAAAAATCAGGATCAGCTCCTTTGACTGATACCGTAGCAAGTTCTTCAACATTTGGCTTGGACTGAGTAAAACCAGATTGCTTTACAAACTTGACAGGTCCACGGTCACGTCCCGTGGTAGTCACAGCCTCAAGGATCTGAACACCAGTAGGACAAAGGCGGATGCCACCTTTGGGTGCTTTACGAGCGTGGAACTTAACCTCACCATGGGCAATCACCTTGGTTCCAGGACGCAGATACAGATCCTTTGCAATGGGCTCTAGCTCACAATCCACTACAGGCAGAGGGAACTCTTCATAGCTCAGCTTTGCAGTCATCGTGACTTGCACAGAGCCATCGTCAAGCAGCTTGTACGGAGGATCGTAGAAAGATTTACGACCGTTGATACCTTGCCACCACTCACAACCAGCGTCGTACTCCTTTTCAAGAGCAGACACAAGTTCTTCTGTGTCTTCAGTCACCAAGACCTTGATGGTCCAGTTGTTTTGTGGTTCACCGTTGAAGGTGGGCTCGTCGTACATGCTTGGCACGTAGCCAGTCAGTTCGCCTTTGATTTGCATCACGCAGTTTGAGTGAAACGGACGCCTTGAACGTATTGAGGGTCTTACGCTCGGTAAACAGTGTTTGTGCCAGCCGGTAAAGTGGTCTTTTACCAGTGCTTGACCAGAGCAGCCTCAATACCCTTTTTAAAGAACACTTTTAAAACCACTTTTTATGAGGGTTTTTTACTCTTTCTGTAAGAAACCTTTAAAACTGGTTATAAACTCTGTTTTACCACCTGCTTAAACACCAGAGATGACTTCCTTCACTGAAGTATCCGCAACTGATGATGACTACTTTGATCCTGATCACACTCATCAAGATCTGTCAGCAGAAAAGTTCTACCTCAGCGTGGAAGAGATCTTGGAGGAGTACTCCTGGGCTTCTGAACACTTCCGTAACGCCATTAGAGAGGATGACAAGCACTTCTGGGATGGCTACATGCAGGCCATTGAACGTGTCTGTGGCAGCATCCTGCCTAAGGACTAGTCATCAGCGTCGTAAAGGCCGTTCTCTTCGTACAACGGGATGATGTCACCGTCCTTGTCAACAAAGAAACAAGAGCTGTCCTTAATCCTGGCGTAATCATTCTCAAGTAAATCAGCAAAGGCACCAACCAATGTTTGACATAACCCTGCTTCCAGTACTGATTTGTGTAATGTCGTTTGAGCCTCTGCCATCCCTACAGTTCTCTCTTTCTCGTCCATCAGAACAAGAGCAGGTGAGTCCTCCTCCTCAGCCTCAAGGTATTCGATTGCTCCATTTGCGCGTTCCTGCAACACTCGCATGCGGGCCATCAGAAGAGGAACATACTGAGCAGCCACCTGTTTTAGAGGCCCATAGAACGCCTCTTTTGCAGTCCTGGGAAGAGCCATATACGGATTTCTGATAACTTATTTTACTCTGTAAGATGGCTGTGGCTGTGATAGTATCCCTTCCGGGATACCGCCCTTTGCCCGCCTTGTTGAGAACCGTTATCAATACGAATCCGTATTCGGATCAAGTCTTAATCTAAATACGTATTCGTATTGTTAACTAATGCTGATACGTATTCGTATTACAAGTAGCTAATAAAAAGCCCCTAAAGATTAGGGGTCTTTATTGTTGCTTACCTGAGAAGCAATATCAACACTAACGCGGACAGAAAACCAGCGTACGCTAACAGCTCACTGAACTTAAACACTAGTGTTTCCTAAACGCTATGACGTAATCTCGATTATATCGAGCGCACAACTTACAAGACGCACAGGTTGCGCTGTCTGTGTATTGTTCCGGGCAAGGTATCACCTTGACGGGTGAGTTGATGTCGTAAGTGTTAACAACCTCTAGCGGGTTTTTGTTATCCTTGATCGCTCGTACTGCTAATTCAAAAACAGCAGAGTTAGTGATAACAACGTCTTGCCCGTCTCGATGATACTTAACAGCATCCGTCACTGACTCCGTGCTGATATTAATCACGAAGCCAGGAGATGAAAATCTCTTAATGGTGTTCGCGTTAACTTTGCCCAGCTGGTTTGTGTGGTGATGGGTGTAGGTGTAAAACCTTAACCCAGCGTTAACAGCAGCGCACTGCAGCTGGTCAAGCTTTTCAGTAAGGACCAGGCCCTGCGGACTCACCGGAAGGTCGCCACTCACATTGTGTCTAAGCATTGTGCCGAACTTTAACGACTCAACAGCAGCACAGAATGAGTCCCAATCAGTGCCACGCTCGCCATTACTGACGCGCTTAGCATGCCAGGACTGCGGCCCTCGCTTTGCGTAACATTCCTTAAACATTCCGCAGGAACTCGAACAGGTATCCCAGGAGCTGGTGCTGCTAGCAATGCCTCCTAGTTTTAAGTTTTTGCTTTTGCGTGATAGGTGAAAGTAAGAACTCATGAGAAGAAAGCTCCATCGAATAGTGCAGAAAAAAGATCATCAAGGCAAGCCTCGATAAATTTGCGAGCATCAGGACTAAGGTTTGGATCCTTTAATTGTTTCTCGAGCAATGCAGCGTGCTCGAAAGCTTCCTTTGGGCTTTCAAACATTACATCGGCCCACGTACAATCACTGGCTTTGATTTCATGCGTGCTCATGCTGCAACCTCCCAACCTTTGCAGGGTTTGGATGTTACGTAATAGACGGAATCAGGGTCTTTTAGTGTGTGTTCTCTCACGAGAAAAGTTGCCTCTTCTTTACTAGTTGTTTGATAAATAGTTGTTTTGTACCTGTTAGGCGCTGAAGAACAAGCCCAACGTTCCTTCCGATTAAATCGGTTGATGTAATAATTTGCCATTACTTAGCAAAGCTCCGCAGTTGGTTTACTGTTGCTTTTGCAATTTGCTTGAGTTGGTGAACGCTGAACTTTGGCAGCTCAACGCTTGGTTTACGCTTAACAACAACACAGCGGCTAGTCTTGTTTGCTTTAACTAGTTCTCGTTGAACTGGTGACTCATCGAGCAGGAACTGAAGCCGCTCTTTTGGATCTGCTCCAAACGTTGAGACAGCGGCTTTACTGAATAGCATTCCCCTCTCCGCGAGAATGTTTCTAAAGTTATCCCGGAGCCGTAGCTTGCAGCCAGGAAAATCAGGGAAGCTGTTGAAAGCATCAAGCGCATGACCTAGCTCACACTGAAGAATAGAGATCGTGAAATAAGAATCTTTCTGTCTTGAACCTTTTAGCTGTAGCTCGTAGCAATTCATGCTCAGCTGCTTCGGTATTGACCAAGAGTCAAGGTCGAAAGGATGTTCGACAAACAGTCTGCCTGCCTTTGGATGGTGTTGAGAGATCATTAGATGAGATGAGAAGGAAGAAGAAAGCAGCCGGTAAAGGACCGTTTAACGGCTGTTAGACGGCATTCTGCGGCCTCTGTGCGGCCTGTCAAGGGCTGTTAACCGTTTGTTATGCCACTTGCATAGTTGGCCCCGGCCATGCGTGTGTACGCGCCCGCTGGATGCCGTTCCGGTGCCGTTCGCCTGCCGTTAGACGGTACGAATACGTATTCGGACTGCGTTATACGTGTTAATACGGATTAAGACCAATACTTATACGGATTCGAACCCCGACCGGGGGCAATACCGCCGCCGTTATACGTTAACTAGTGCTTAAAAATCTGAAGCAAAAACCTTTTGAGGTAAATAAAAAAAAAATACCGCCCTATTTTTTAGAGCGGTTAGACGATTTTGACTTGACTGACAGGTTACTAAGCCTGTTATCTCGTGGATTACCGTTTTTATGATCTACATCCTTACCAGCAACAGCGTAACCAGCCTTTGTAGCTTTACGCCTGGCCTTTGTTTCTACTGCTTCTATTAGCCCTTTGTTCCGGTTTGGAGTGGTAGTTATCGTATTCTTTACGGTAATTACGGGCCATTTGTTAAATCCATTCAAGCGCTTTACTAATAATAGGTAATTCCTTGCAAAAAATATCTTTACAACGGTAAGCAACCCTTTGATGTTCTAGTTGAGTACCTTTATCAGTACGCAGTTCGATGTAGTGAATCCAGCTTCTAACACTTCCAGCCATGTATAAACGGCTTGGAGTAGCGAGAGGAAGGACATCTCTTGCTGATTCTTTAGCAATACCGTTACTTACCATCTCTCTGTAGAGGTCTTGAGACTCTTCAAACAGCTGCCCAATGCGTCGGTAATACATTTGGGTAGTTTCTAGAGGCAAATCATCGTGACTTGACTGTCTGTTTTTTGTATCTTGCCTACGGAGCTTAGGAACAACGGGATAACCAAGCTCTTTAATGTCTGCGTATCGCTGGCTGAACTCTTGGAAAGAAAAGCTTCTGTGCCTGAGTAGTTGAGCAGCAATAGACCTAGTGGTGTTGATTTCTAGCACTAGGTGGCACATCTCAAAAGGAGACCAATGCTTGTGCTTAATGAGATAACGAATCAACCTTTCTTGATCTTTTTCTTCTCGCTGACTCTTAGGGTTGCTAACCCTAGCCATATAAACAATGAGATTCTCTGCGTCTGGAGTCTTAGTGATCAAAGAGATCCGATCTTGCGTAATGCTCACTAGTACTGGTTTAACGGCTTTAGAAGCTTAATACATATTTTTACCAGGTGGTTAACCAGTGGTAAAAGATAACCGTAAAAAACCTTTAAAAAGAAACCGTTTAAAACCGTTTTAAAACCGTTTTAAAACTCTTTATAAATAATTATAACCATACTGGTTAAGGGGTGTGTTTTTGTTGTGCCGGTTAAGCAGCTGTAAACTAGGCGTAAGTACCTAAACCGGCCGTATGGATGACGAGGGCTTAATGCCGTTTGAGCTAAACGGTCGTGCTATCCAGTTGATTCTTAAGTCTGTGTCGTTTCATCTTGAGAAATGGCCAGGTGGTGACGCTCAAGAGCAGCAGGAGCTGATGGATATGAAGCTTTTGTTTACTGCAGCTAACCTAGAGTTCCAGTTCCGCTCTGAGTAGCCTCTGTAAGCCTCTAGAAGGCCGTTTAACCATTTGTCAGGTGTCCTACAGCCCAATCCAGTTAGCACCCCCTCCAGACGCTCCTAGGGCCTTCTGAAGGTCTTCAAGGCTTTGAGCGTAACCAATAGCATCAATACTTAGACCTTGATCACCCTGGATAAACCTCCGTTCAAGCTCCCACTGTTCTGCGTAACGAGCATCCATAGCTTTCTTTTCTGTGGTTGCCATGGACTGCGTAAAGTAGTGGACTGCCATTGCAAGGGCATCTAGGCGGTCATCATGCTTGATCGAGTTCTTTTCCTTTGTTATACGGGTCAACTGCCAGAACAGTTGGTATTGAGATCTAGTTTCACCTGGATAGCATTCCGTGGATCTCAGATCCTCTGCGATTATGTCAGTGTCAATCATGAGCCTGTGCTGGTTCATGACCGGCTCAAGGGTGTCAATAATCCTGACTTCTTTCTGTTTGTTGTGTCGGACCTCTTCGATGGAGCAGGGATAGATGGTGCCCAAATAGCGCTTCAGAAGTTCGCTGAACATACCGAGGCCAAGGTTGCTTTCAACGATTATTTGTTTGACCTCATACTCTTTGGCGAGAAGAGCGAGCTTTTTAAGGTTCGGCTCGCTGTAACCGCCTCTAAGGCCCCCAGAAGCAAGGAGAAACAGATTGCCGTTAAGGTAGGCCACTACGGCGTACCCAAGCTCGTCAGAGCCCCTTCCAGAGGGGTCTACGGCCATAACTACACCCGTATAGTCAAGAAACTCCGAACCAATTTGAGCAGGTTTGTAAAACAGATCACCATGCAGTCCAACGGACGGTAGATCCAGTGCTTTATCACCGTTAGCCAGCCAAACCACTTTGTCAGGGCCTTGCTTACGGTTTAAACGGAACACACAAAGGTCACGCAGCTTGAGTGGGTATTTCTCCTCATCACTCAGGCTGATGTCCAGCAGAAACTGCAGGTTAAACGTTGATTTACCGATTGATTGCTGTCGAGCCTCCAGCTCTTCCCAACCAAAACGTCCGGGGTCTACAGGGTGACCAGCCAAGCTTTTATCATCAGCAAGGTCTGTACAAAGCTTTGGAGCTAGTCGATCACCGTAGTAGTTCTTGTGCTTCTTAGCTGTGGGATACAGAGCAGGCCAGATGCGGCATTTGTAGCCAGCAAGCTCTAGCTTTGCGTAAATCGAATCTTGCGTGTGTGGAGTACCGAGAAACACAATCTCACCACCAGGCTTAATCACCGAGTCAAACTCTTTGATTGATTCCCGCAGTTTGTCTCGAATCAGTTGCGTTTCGCACGACTGCGGGGTCTCTACGTCATCAGCAACAATTAGATCTGCACGAGAACCAGTGATCTGGCCAAAGATGCCGCTAGAGCGCACTGACGGGCTCTGGTCAGGCTTTGCTCCGTAGACATCAAACGCAACCTTTGAGAAGCGTTGGGTATCGCTAGGAAACAGGTCTTTGACCATGAACCAGTTACGCAGCAAGTCGTGGCAAAACACTGAGAACGCGTCTGCACGGTCTTGTGCTGCAGAGATCACCAACACCTTTGTGTCTGGGTCTCTACGCAGTCTCCACAGCACGTAACCAGCTGTTAGGAACGATTTACCGCAGCCACGGTACGCCATGATGATGCGGCGATCAGGACCGTGCTGCAGGTAGTCAGCTAGTTGATATTGGACTGGAGTAGGACTAGGAAGCCGCAGGTAGTGCCAGAGGTGTGTAGCAAAGACTGGAAAACTAGCTACAGCTTCCTTAATTATCTTTTCAGTCTGTAGGTTTTTTCTTGGCACGGCCTGCCCACTTAATTACGTGACTTAGGTTGTTTTGCAACACCAAAGTCATTTTGACGAACTCTAGCGCCAATTCCTGTAGCTCTTCTCTAGGGACATCAGGCAGCTCCCGCTTCATACGCTCTAGGCGCAGTTGCTGCTCCATTGATAACTCAAGGAGGGGGGCAGGAGGGACATCCACTTCGTAATCTTCCATTCTCTAGTTGCTGAATAGCTTTCGTGATCTCTGTACCATAGCTGCCATTGTTGACTTCCTTTATCTTGGTTGCAACATTGACAAGCTGGCACAAGGTTGGTTGCAACATCTCCGCCACCTTTACAACGTGGTCTGATGTGATCAAGAGTCAGTGTTTCAGCTTGTACTCCGCAATATGCACATCTGTTTTGAAAGGCATCTTTGATTCCTTGTTTCCATAATTTAACTGCCTCTCGACGTTGTAAAGACTGGAGATTGGCCATAGCGCCATCGGGGGTCATATACACAAAACCCCCAGCAGGCGAGTAAATCACCATACCGGGGGCTTCATTTGATACATATAGGAAACAGGGTTCCTAAGCACCAATATAAGACCTAACTTTCTTCAAGTCCACATCTGGAAGTGCAGAAATCATTTCAGAAATAGCAGAGACATCACCACCGTTAAGAGCAGTAATACCCTGGTCTTTTAGAAACTTAATTGCGTTAGCCAGGTCAGATGCTTTTACATCTTCACGGTTAAGTTGATCAATTAGCTTCATTGCAACCAAACGGTGCAAGCTATACAAATCGTCCTCAGATGCAAGACCTTCGGATTTATTTAGAGATTTTTTTGGAGAAGCTGCCATAAAGTACCTTGAACGCTTTCAATCCCAATTGTACGAGACCGTTTTCTTTTAGTTTGGATGCACCGATCAATTCGGATACAACAAAAGCAAGTGACCAAAGAGCGGCCACAACAGTAGGGTCAGAGAAATCCATAGTTAAAAGATGCAAAGCTGTGCTCGTTCCCAATAATAAACACGATCGTCAATACCGTTTAGACCGCCGTTTAACCGTCGTGTAGCGGCGTAAACATCACCATTCCTACAAACGCTGAAGTAATCGTTATCTGTAATCCACTTGTAAGCACAGAGAAACGGATATTTATCAGCGGTATAGTCTGTGCCTATCTCCATAATTTTTGGATCTGGCGTACCACGCTCAGTCATCCAATCACTAAACGCCTGGTGATTTGCACGTCCAGTTAGCTGAATAGGGCCACAACCACGAAACTTAGGGCCGTCACCAGAATAAACATTCCCAAGATCATTTCGACCATTTAGGTATTCTCCAGAATCTATCTCTTTCATATAAACGAAACCGGCACTTTCGTGTGCCATCTGTGCTACAAGCATCTGCCTTGCAACCAAACTTTCACTAAAACCTGTGGCGTTAAACAACGCCTGCATATCATCTAGAAACCGATAATCAAAAGCTTCCTCATCGTGACCAGTTAGTTTGGCCAGCATTAAACCTGTGACTTGATGCTCCAGTCGAACAGGGGTTTGCTTAGGACCAGAACGCCAAAGGTCAGCAAATTTAGCCAGTACACCAGGCGATGTGTGGTCTTGCAGGAAATCTAGAGCGTCGTTTTGGTGTGGCTTTTCGTTGTAGTACTTCGCAACATCACGAAGAGAGATGTCGGCCATTGAGCAAGATCCGATCGAGTTTTTCATCAATGCGC